CTCTTAACTGCTTTTCTTTTATATTATCCCTACCCATCGCAAGAACTTCATTTAAAGACTGTGTTTTCAGAGCAGCCTTACCACCACCTGCAATAAATGCCTTTTTCTCTTCATCATTCAATATTGAAACTTCTTCATATGTTTTTTGATCTACCAATCTAGATAGATCTCCAAGTCCAGCATCATCAAGTTCTTCAATCTGTGCTTTATTTTTAAATCTCATGGAATTATTTGCACCCTTCGTTACTTCCTCAATTGGATCATATCCAAACAACTTATTCCTTGCTGCGAGAATATACTGAGAAATACCACCACCCTCAGTAGCATCTGCCATGGGTTTCAAGTTAAACATCTTCGCAATCTTTCCCTTTAGGGTTGATGTATCCTGAAACTTTCTGACTTGCTCTTCATATTGTGCTCTTGCAGATCCAAGTTCAACCTCCCCTGGATCAAATCCATAAGTGTCTAAGAGGTATGGTTTTCCATCAGGTCCAACATGGAATCTTACAGTTCCTTGCTCTCTTCTGATTGGATGTTCTGCTGGAAGATCATATGGAGTGATGAGATCTCCACTCTTCAAAGTCCCCGCAGCAAGTCCTGCTTTAATTTTATCAAGATAATAATTTCTAGACTCCTTACTCATCTTATTAACTTGAACTGCACCTATGTTGTGCGCTCTATCAATACCAGATGCTCCAGTAAACATGGCTTGGGACGTTTCATGACCAGCTAGAGCTTTCTCTCTAGAAATTCCCATTCTCTCAAGAACGGATTGGGTATGTCTTCTATTCAAATCCGACATCCCTGGTAACATAGGGAACAGATCACTAGCAAAGTTCATCAATTGATGTTTAGCAGCACCCTCTAGTTTTCCCTCCTCATTAAGATATCCTGCTTTTATAGCACCATCAACTATATCATCATACTTTTTAGTAACAGCTTCAGTACCCGTACTAACAAGATCTTTTGCTATATCAACTCCTCGATTAAGAAGATCACCTGCTTCACCTCTTAATTGATCAATACCAGAAAGTGTTGCTTGTACTTTAGGGTCATTAACAATTTTATTAATTTCATCTCCAAGGTTAGGCATGTTTATATTCATACCCAAATTAGGCATGTTCATTCCTAATCCACCACCCATATTCACATCAGGAAGTTTAGGCATCTTCCAAGTTGATGGATTCAAAATATTAAAGTTGCTGCCAAAAGTTCCACCAAAGAACCCATTAAGTTTTTTTCTTAATTCTAAATCCTCAAATGCTCTACCAGAGGAGATATATTCATATTCTCTCTCTAAAATTTTACGACCATCACCCATAAAGCCGCCACCAGCAGCATAAACTGTACCATTCATTACCTTTGGTACGTTCGTGCCACCGCCAGCGGCATTCATAGCCTCTAGTTGACCAACACCATACTTTTGTACAGCACCACGCGACATGACAAACTCACCATCGGTGAGCATCGCAGGAACTTTATCAATACCAGATGGTCCGTCTACCTCTCCACCTTCTTCATAACCTTTTCTGTTCTGATATTCTTTATCAGTAAGATAATTTTGTGGGTCGTTAAATTGTTTCTTTCTAAGTCTATTACCAAATGGATCACTAAGAACACTCAAAAGTGATCTAGATTTTGCTTGTGAAGTTATGGCATTAGTACCACCACCACCTCCACCCATGCCGGGTAGACCAACCATTCCACCACCAGAATATCCAGTGACAGGAATATCATTATCAATACTTGCAGATTCTTCAGGACCTAATCCTTTTGTTAAAGCACTCTCTAATGCTTTGAATGCAAAGATGGTAGTGACTGCCTCAATACCACCAGCAATAAGTTTTCCTCTCCTACCAAGGAATCGTGAAAACTTACCGAGTGCTCTTCCACCAAATAGTCTAGCAAGCAATCCTGCTGTTGCTGCTGCTAATCGAATAGCACCACGCGCAAGAATCTTGACAATAAATCTAGAGAACTTACCAAGTCCTGTTCCAAAAACGATGTATGCAGATAATAATTTTGGCCAGTTATTACTCAGGAACCTTATTATAGAATTAATCTTACTTTTATTTTCTGGATTACCAAACCAGTCAACCAATTTCATTAGGAACTTTCCTAATAAAATGTTGAACAAGAATGACATTATCCTATCAAAGATTCCTCTGACAGGTTGAATTATTTTTTCTGCTACTTTTTTGAGACCTTCAAATCTCTTTGCTAAATTTTTCTTTTGAAGATCTCTTCTTTCTCTCTCTGCTTTCTTCCTATCAAAGGTCGCAGTATCTTTCTTAAGATCATACTGATCCTTTAAGATGTCAGCAATTCTTGTGACGGTTTCAGATATCTCTAGTATGAGATTTTTAGGGCTACCTTTCTTCTTCTCTTCTTTCTTTTCTTCTGCCTCAGGTTTTTGATAAGAAACTAACGCACTGCTAGGTAATGCCTTTGGTGCAACATTAGTGCCTGTAGCAGATCCTCTTTTGAATGCACCTGCGGATATCTTTGTCTTTCTTGCTTTAAACTTAGGGTCTGCTGCTTTTCTTTTTTGCCTTACCTTTCTTATTTCTTGCTGAAGAGGGCCTATACGATCATCACCAGCATTTTTAATTTGTAATGTATTAACTGCCTCCATCAAGGCACTAAGATAATCCTCCTCTTCGGAGAGATTATCCAGGTCTACACCCATCTCTAAGAGTATTTCTAGTGGATCAGTGCTAGTCCTAGATGCCATTTCGTTGCTGTGCTTTTAACTTCTCTTCTTCAAGATGATTCTGTAACATGCTAACATAAACATCACGTTCCCAAGGGATCATGTTTTCAATCTCTGTTAGTGAATATTTATGGTACTGCATCAACGAAAAGTTAAGTTGAAAATAAGCCATAAGGT